TTGTTTCGCATTCAAACCTTTTCTGATATTTTAAACTTCTAGTTGCTTTTTCAGGAGTGATAGGTTTAGTTTTACGTTTAGCCCTATTTTTAATTTTAAGGGCTTGATATGAATTTAATACTCCAATCATTGCATCATAGGCGCTGATAATACTTTTAATTTTTCTTTTATTAAAATGACTATATGCTTCAATTAATTGTTCATCTTTCCCTTCAATAACTTCTTTAAATTCTTTTTGTTCAAATGTATAACTTTCGACTAGTTGAGGGATATGATTTGGTAAAGGATTGTATGTGTTTAATATTCTTAGAATAGCAGTATTAAATTTAGCATCAACTTTTATTTCATCTTCAAACAGTTGATCCATAATGCCATCGATCTCTCCACCTGCTTCCATTAACTTGCCAAGCATGATTTCTTGTATAGAAGGACGATTGGGTTTGTCTTTTGCTTTTTCTTCTTTTACTTGAGCAATCTTTTTACCTTTCTCTAACCATTCTTCTTTGAGTTTGGCAATATGATTTATATGCCCTTCTGGCATGTAACCAACTCTATTTAAAAAATAGACTGATGTACCTGTAGAATTAAAGTTCCAGTCTGGGTTCCTAAGAATAATTTCGATTTCTTCTTCGGTGTAGCCAGATTCTTTTTTAAGCCAAGTCTTAAATTCAGTTAGTCTTTTCTTATCACTGATTTCTGTACGAATAAAGTACTGGCAGTCTTGGTATGCTTTTGCCTGGCCTTCGGGGTCTTCGATGTTTTTGTGTTTTTCCCAGTCTGGCTCAGGGGTCAGATAAACTGTTTTTTGCTTACGTCTAGCCATTTTGTCCCTTAATGAAATGAATGTTCATACTTAGTGTTCGCATTGTACATCAAATAATTTTTTAATTCAACCTCTATTTACCCAAATTCTGCGTCTCATTGTGTTGAGATAAATATATATATGCCAAGATTAAGTTTATACCGGGAACAGAAACAAAACGATTACCGTTTTTTAGACAGAAGTATTTCTGAGCAGTTGACTGTTGGCGGTACTGATCTCTATGTCCATAAGTATGCAGGCCCGATGGATCAAGGACCTTCTGCTGATTTTACACAACCTCAATATAGTTCTTTAGACCCAACAAATATACAAGATTTGTTGTTTTTAGAGAACAGAGACAGAAAATATGAAAAGGATATTTATCGATTACGGGGCCATTATAACGTACAAAACTTAGACTTTGATCTTAGTCAGTTTGGTTTATTTTTAAGTAATGATACTATTTTTATTAATGTTCATTACAATGACATGATCGATATCATAGGCAGAAAGTTAATGGTAGGTGATGTTATCGAATTACCTCACTTACTAGATTACAATCCATTAAACGATGATGCTACAGAATTTCCAGTAGCACTAAAAAGATTTTATCAAGTTACAGATGCTAACTATGGCAGTGAAGGTTTTTCACAAACATGGTACCCTCATCTATGGCGTATCAAATGTGAAAAATTAGTAGATAGCCAAGAGTTTCAGGATATCTTGCGTCAACCAACTGACAAAGACAATTACTTAGGTGATTGGGATAAAAACAAAACATACCCTGCAGGGTATACAATGACATTTGGTGACAAAAATTATATTGCATTACAAGAAGTACCTGCAGGAACAAAACCCGGTGATACTGATCCGGATCCGTACTGGGAACTGGATACAGGTAAAACACTTAAAGATGTTCTAGGTCGATATAATGAAAATATTAGAATCAATGATGCTAATTTAAAAGAAGCCGCACGTATTGTACCGAAGGCCGGGTATGATACATCTAATTTATATGTCGTACCTGGCTATGGTATCTTTGAAGCAAACGGTGTACCATCTGACAAAGAAAATCAACCCGCACCTCCTGTCGATGTACGTTCATGGATGCCCGGTAATAGCCCATTAACTGCTACTGGTGAAGTCATTACTATGAAAAGTGACAAATACAAATATGAATCTACTGGTATAAGAATACCAAAAGAAGTCATTGACGTAATGCAAGCCAAACATGGTGAACAAGATATAGACTTAGAAGCAATGATAGCAAAGTTTGTACAAGCAAACTTATCCATTGCAGTTGAAGCACCAGAAATGTCATCAACTGGCTCAGGTCAGATGGAAGGCACAAAATTATTAACAGTTAATATAAGTGGTCCTGTAACAGGTCCATATGGTACTGCTGATAACACTTACGCAACAGCAGATCAGGATCCTACTCAACCAGGCTTTACAGGTACAGAACCATATGGTCCAAATACAATGGACTATCGTGCTGATTGTGATCCTCGTTTTCAATACATAGCAAGATATACTCCTCGTGACTTTGGTTATACATCAGGTTACTTAACAGGAGAAGGTGCTCCCCCTAATGGACTCCCAGCAGGTGCAGGTATTTCGTTCCCGCAAAGTCCACAAGTTGGAGATTATTTCTTACGTATAGATTATACACCTAATGTGTTATATCGTTGGAACGGTACTTTATGGTTAAGAGTCAGTGAAGATGTAAGAACGTCTACAGGCTTTACTAGTGATGACACATCACAATTATCTGGATTCATTAATAATGATGATACGATATATAGTAACAACGATGAAGCAAACGTACCATCTGCTCAAGGACTAAGTGGTATCTTAGATTTGGAACCAGATGACAATCCACCAAGTGACGGAACATAATGGCACAATATTTTTACGACAATCAAATAAGAAGATTTTTACTACAGTTTGCTAAAATTTTTAGCAACTGGTATGTGACTTCAGGTACTGATCCTAACGGCAATCCTATACTCGTTAGAGTACCTATCCAATATGGAGATGCAAGTAGACAAGCATCAACAATTATTGCAAACAACTCTGCAAGTAATTTACCTTCTGCACCTTTGATAACTTATTTTATTAATGGATTAGAGTATGATCAAAGACGTACACAAGAGCCTTACTTTGTAGAGAAACAAAATGTACGTCAAAGAGATTATGATCCTACTACAGCCGCTTACGGAGAGACACAGGGTCAAGCATTTACTGTTGAAAAGTTAATGCCAGTTCCATACACACTTAGATTACAAGTAGACTTTTGGACGACTAACTATCAACAAAAATTAGAATTGATTGAACAATTAGGAACATTATTCAATCCGTCATTAGAAATTCAAAATACTGATAACTTTATTGACTGGACATCTTTAACAGTTGTATATCAGGATGGACTTACATTCTCATCTCGTACTATACCACAAGGTACAGGTAATCCTATTGATGTTATGTCATGGAAATTCTACTTACCCATGTGGTTAACGACATCTGCCAAACTTAAAAAGTATGGTGTTATTAACAAGATTATCACTTCTATCTTTGAAGGTAAAACACAAGAAGATATGAAAGATGATGACCTGTTATTAGGTACAAGACAAAAGATATCTCCATATGGTTATCAAGTATTATTCATAGGTAATTCATTACAGTTATTACCGCAAGATCAACCAGATCAACCTTCTAACTTCTCATTAGATAAGCCAGTTAATCCAGACACTGACTTGTATTGGTCATCTATCTTAAACATGTATGGTGCATACCGAGGAGGTATTTCACAAGTTGCATTACAAAATCCATATATGGATACAGAGATTATGGGTACAATTGTTATTGATCCTCTTGATGATCGTTATCTAATTTATAATGTCGATGAAGATACATTACCACAGAATACATTAGACCCTGTAACATCAGTTATTAATCCTCAAGTATCAGGACCAAACAACGGACTCCCCGGGCCTATTCCTAATGTGAGATATTTGTTAACACAAGACATAGGTTATCAAACTTCATCATGGGGAACAATTATAGGTAGTCAGACAGGTACATCAACGTTACCTGAATCTCAAGTTGCAACAACAATGACCCCTGGTACACTGTATCAAATTGCTACTATAGGTACAACTGATTTTAGATACTATGGTGCTCCGAATAATAATATAGGCACCCAGTTCACAATGAATAATGTACAACCAGAAGGCACAGGTACTGTATACACTGTAGTAGAAGCAAAAGCAAATGACATTATACAATTTAACGCAGACATTATGACTTGGTTTGTTGCGTTTGATTCTGTCATCAATGAAGATGAACTTGAATATGTAACTAACTTAACTACAGAAATTCAATATCGTTGGGCGGCTACACCTTCTGATTCAACTCAGCCCGGTTTGCCTGCACAATGGATGAAGTCTTACGAAGGTTATTACAACGAAGGCGATTACAGTATAGTTATTTAAGAGGTACCTTGTCACCTACTAAATAATTGTATGGCGATTATTATAAATCAATCTGCTGGTATTTTCTTTTATTGTAAATCTACCAAACGATCTCTATATCTTTTAAGAAATGAATCTAAAAACCCTACATGGTCTATACCAGGGGGCAAGATTGAAAAGAATGAAACTTTATTAGCAGGATTAAAAAGAGAATGTTTAGAAGAAATCTCACATTGGGACGATGATTTTAAATTAGTTCCTATCCAAAAATTCGTCAATAATACATTTGCATATCACACCTTTTTTTGTGAGATTGAAAAAGAATTTTCCCCAATTCTTAATGACGAACATTGTGGGTATGCTTGGGTAGGTGGTGACAAATACCCAAAACCTCTACACCCCGGATTATTCTCTACAATCAATATCGATAACGTAGTAGACAAGTTATCTAGTCTAAAGAACTTATAGAAAGCCCTCAGAGACGTTCTAAGACGCCACAAAACATATAGTAGTGTCTTTAGATGTCTTCAAATAACGTTGCTCACAGGCTACGTTATGCGGTTTTATGTAGCCTGAAGGCTACATACCCAAAAAGAAAGGGCGACTAGCACCCTTTCTTACCTAAATAACTAAAATTTAGTGCGACATCCAAAACTCAATGACTGAATAGCCTAGAGTTCCTGCCACCATACCTGCTCCGATAAGCATCCATCTCCAACGTTCTAACGCAGTAATTTTTTGCGCCATATTGTCGTGTGACTCTTGGTTTGACTTTTGGAAGTCAGTTAAGAGTTTGTGAGTTGATGCCGTGCCTTCTTTAATTAATGTTTCACATTCTTTAATATCATGTTTAACATCATTTAATGCAGTATCAAACTTTTCATCCAAGTTTTTAAATTCGACTTTGAGAACCGCAATATCAGTGTCGTACTGTTGTAATTGCTTTTGTGCGTTACTCTGTGCCATTTATAAACCCCTCAGATTATAAAGATTCAACTGTTACAATCGGGTAAGGTTGACCACCGTATGTATCTGCAGGATATGCTGTATTGAAAGATATGATGTAAGGGTTGCCAGAAAAGTCTAATGCACGTCCTGATCCTTTAATTCTTTCTAATCTTACAGTACTTAGATCGTCTAAAGTTACAGTAACAGTCATAGTGTTGTCTGCTAATGCACCATCAGCCGAATCCGCTAAAGTACAAATACCTTGGTTTCCGGAACCATCATCAACAAGATACTTTCTAGCACCTTTTTGTCTGATAATAAAGCCGTCGCCTTCTATGTTAGAGCCTACTTTGCATCTACATACAGTTTGAGGCCCTGTCTGAGTTGTGTTACCAGCAACAATACGGTAAGTGTTTGATAAACCTGCCGGGTTGTTATAAGTGGTATCAACATCAGAATTTTTCGATGTTTTCATTGGTCGTCCCATTTTTTGATCTCCTTTAATATTAGTGAGTGACGTTCTAGGTCTACGCGGCGGGCACCGCATAAGTCTCGTTTGATGTTATCTTACAAAACAAGAACATTCATATGTATTTATAGTTTTTGCGTAAAAACGTTGGATTAGAGACGGCCGACTGCTATCTCAATAACAGATACTTCATTAGTTTCTTTGTCTTCGATAGCCTTACCTATAGTCATTCCAGGATGCATTATAGTAACAACATGATACCAAGCAGTTGCACCGCCTTCTCCATTTGCCACCATTATGTCACCTTTTTCACATGTACCTGTAACCTTACATGGTACTCGACCTTGTAGTGCAATAGCAACTTTGTCTCCAGGACATTCTGCATTCATAATATATGCAGGATTAGTTGATACGACACCTGCTACTCGTTTGCTACCTACTTCATTAGAAATGTGTACTTCTTTAGTGCCACCAAACGATACAACAGTACCTGCTTCGTATACTTCTTCACCTTCGTAGTATTCTGCTAAGTCAGCATAAGTTGCTTGTAAACGTGAACCGCCACTTAATAACCAATTACCTTTGATATAAGCGGTTGTATTTTCATCAGATGTTGCCGGGTCATTTCCAGCATGTAATTCTCCAGTGAATACTTCATTGAATATACCGCCTGCACCTACTATGTTACCTGTTGCAGAAATATGTACTTCTTCTGTGCCACCTTTTTGAAATGCAGACCAAACATTACCGGGAGTAGTATTTGATGTTGCTTGATTATTTAATTGGAAAGCATCATATACATTAGCGGGTCCTGCTGAGCCTTGTAGTCCTAGACTTGTTAACTCTGTAAGAGTTGGAGTGCCTACAGCAGGGGAATAACTATTGTTCCAAGTTGCTGTAAATTTACCACCAGTTGCTTTAAATTCTGTATCTCCTACTATACCACCAGACGTTCCTCCGACTAACGTAATACTTGAGCCTGGTGATGCGCCGCCCGTAACATTGAGGTCAACAGTTGCAGTACCCGGTGTATCAAGACCTACAAGATTACCTGTAAATTGAGTAAGATTATCGACACCAAGATTAATATCATTTTCAACAATAATAGTGC